TTACTGACGGTTATCGTTCATCGTTTTAATACCAAGAGCATCCTTGATTGATGATTGAAGAAGCTGTGAAAAGTTTAGACCAGCTTCTTCACCAGCATCCCGTAACCATTTAGGCAAGGTACAGTTCTTGGTTACAGCCTTATTCGCAGCTTCGTTACGAAATGGTGGCATATAAACCTCTATGAACACAATGCGATCATTTGTATCAAGCAAGGTAATATTCTCGGGAGTAGAAGGAACAGGGAGAGGCTGGCCTTGTTCTTCTTTTTCTACGGCTAGATTAGCAAGCATTTCTTTAGCCTTTCGGATACCGTCAGTTATATCAATGCTCAAGATTGCAGTTCCAGAGAAGTCAGGGAAATACATGCCAAGACCTCCATCATCGGCCTTCTCAACAACTACCGGATAAATCAAATGATTAGACAAACTGTATTCAACTCCTTTAATTATTTTTAATTTATCTGATTTCATCAGGGGCTAGAATTTAACCCCTGATGATTGTTCTATACTGCTTAGTGTTCCCTTTGGAACTATTTGACCGCTGTGGTGGTAAGCTATATCGGCGTATCTTGTAGGGTCGGTTTTGTGTACGTATCGTTGATGACTAGTGCCTTTGCCGTGATTTGGGGATCCAACAAACCCTTCTTCTTTTAGTTTCTGTAAGACTTTCCTTACCGTTATTTGCTTCCCCAACTCCGTACCTCCTTTCTGATATAATTATAACACGTGTCATTAATGCGTGTCAATGGTTTTGCGGAAAAAATATGCGTGTCATTCATGCGCGTAATAATTATTTTTTGTTTCTTGAAAAAGGATGTTGTCTAGGGTGTGCGAAAGCAAAAAGTCTGGACAAATAAAGGTGTGAGGGTGGATTCATGTCCTATGCTAAAGAGTTGTAAATACTGCGGAAAAATTCACGACAAGAAATATAACTGCGGGAAGAAACCCAAGCGAAAGAAGCAAGGCAACGATAAGGATAAATTCAGATCAACCCAAGCTTGGCAAAAGAAAAGGGAAGAGATCAAGCAAAGAGATAACTACTTATGCCAGGTGTGTATCCGAAAACTATATGATACACATAACCAGTACACCTATAGCGACTTGCAGGTACACCACGCTGTTCCGCTAGAAGAAGACTTTGATAAGAGATTAGACAACGATATTCTGCTGACTATATGCGAGCGACATCATGAGATGGCTGAGAGCGGAGAGATACCGAGGTTTATTATCCTTGGCATAATCCATGAACGAGAAAGATTTAGCAAGGAGTGAATAGGGATGAGTAAGAATGTTAACATGTTATATAAATGCTTAGAGTGCGAAGTTGAAATAATAGGAAATCCAAATAAGATTGATGGAACAAGATGTAAAGAATGCGATGGGCACCTAGTGCTATTGTATTACGTTGGGATAGATTTAGGCAAAGGCGAAGATAGAACAGTATGTATCCCCCGGGGTAGTCAAGTTTAAGTTTTTAAAACTTCCCCACACCGACAGGCCCCCTCTGTAAATAAAATATTCCCACATCAGCTTTTTGAAAGGAGATGAGAGCAATGCCCACACCGCCTAAACCATTTACCGTATTGACATCTGAGAAAAAATCACATCGTACTAAAGTTGAACTAAAGCAAAGGAAAAATGGCGAAGAGTCCCTGTCGACAGGTGTGGCGTTGAAGGAACGCTCCGAAGTAAGAAAAAATCGAATAGCTCATAAAGAGTTCAAAAGATTAAACGAGCTACTAAAGGCTATAAGTAAGAATGATGCAATTTACGAAACTATCATCAATAGATATTGCCTAATGCTTGCCGAATGCTCAGACCTTGAAACTAAACGAGAAAAGATATATGAAACAGCATTGAAGCTAGAGGCTAAATTAGAAGAACTGAGCGGAGAAGCTTCTTTCGAGGAATTCAGGCGAGCCGTTAGGGATATATCACATATATATTCAACTATGATTTCTTGTGATAAGCAGGTTCAATCAAAGCGTAAAATGCTTTTAGATATAGAGAAAGAAAACATTATGACCATAGCGGCTGCACTCAGGAGCATACCAAAGAAGGAAGAAAAGTCCTCTAATCCACTGTTAGAAGCCTTGAGAGATGGTTAAGGACAGTAAAGCTTATAAATATGCTCAATGGTGCATAGAAAAGGTCAATCGTCAAGTAGGCAAATATATCAAAAAGCAGGCGCAATCATGGATCGATATCATTGACGGTAAAGATCCAGAGGCCTACGTTGATGAAAACACCTACAATAAGATTTGCAAGATATTAAAGCTCATGGTTCATCCGGATTTGCAATGCTCTATGTATGATGGGCTGGAGGATTATGCCTGGTTCCTCGACGTAGCAACGCTCTGCACAAAACTTAAAAACGATAAGAACATGAACATTAGATATTACATAACTGCTGTATTGGAGATAAGTCGTAAGAACTTTAAGACATTCAATAGCGCAGTTATTTTTATATTGTTGATGCTCACTGATCCGCAATTCTCCCGTTTCTTTTCCGTGGCTCCCGACCTGAAGTTATCGAGTGAATTAAAAATAGCAATCAGAAAGATCATCAAGGTAAGTCCAGCTCTAGCCGATGACGATACATTCAAGATACTCCGAAGTGAAATACGTTGCTTAATAACTGATAGCGAATACACCCCACTTGCTTATTCAGAGGACAGAATGGACGGTAAACTAGCCAATGCATTTTTAGCTGATGAAGCTGGAGCAATGGACAGTTACCCTATTGAAGCTATGAGGTCATCGCAGATTACTCTGTTTAACAAGCTTGGCATTGTTATTAGCACCCAATACCCGAACGACAACAACGCCATGATTGATGAAATCGACATATCGAAGAAGGTTTTGGATGGGCTCGCTGAAAATACACGCAGATTTGCTTTGCTATACGAGCCTGATGATGAATTTTTAACTGGTGATAAGTGGCAAAAGGATGACTTGGTTATTTACCAAAGCAATCCGGTTGCTGTAGCGCATGAATATATCTTCGAAGCTATAAGAGACATGCGGACCATGGCTATTTTGTATGAGAACAAAAGAGAAAACTATCTTTGCAAACACAACAATATTAAATATAAAGGTCTTGGAGTAGAAGGATATATCCCAATTACAAAGGTAAGAGAGTGCAAAATCAAGGAAGATCTATCCTTTTGGATTGGCAAAAGAGTGTATCTAGGCATTGACCTATCACAATCAGATGACAACACCTCAATTGCTATGGTTACGGAACATGACGGGCTAATTTATGGTAAAGTCTGGGGCTTCATACCAAAGGATAAGAAAGAACTAAAGAGCAAGAAGGAAAACGTCGATTATAACAGGCTAATCAGGCAGGGTGTATGCTTTGAATGCGGCAATGAGGTTATTGATTATGGATTTGTTGAAAGATTTATTCTTGACTTAGAGGAAAAATACGGAGTCGATATAGTCCAAATAGGCTATGACCGATACAACGCTATAAGCACGGTACAAAAGCTTGAAGCCGAAAGCAAAGAATGTGTTGAAATCAAACAGCACTCAAGCGTTTTGCATCCTCCGACTAAATTACTGAAAGAAGCTGTCTTGGGTAAAGTATTTAAGTATGATGAAAACCTTATGTTAGAAATAAACTTTCAAAATGCTCGTTGTACCGAAGATACAAATAAAAACAAGTATGTAAACAAGAAAAAATCAGCCGGCAAGGTTGACATGGTAGTGGCATTGATTAATGCCACTTATTTATTGCAGCAAGATATGTTGTTCGGAACGGATGATTTCGATGTACAGGTGATATAAAAAGGATGGTGAAGATAATGGAATTAGAAAAAATGAGTGAATTAGAATTTGTTATAAAGACAGCAATAAAAACAAAACAAAGCCTGGGCGTGTTGGTCGAGATGCCTGGCTTTGAATCAGCGGAGTTGATTATTAATCCTGTTGAAAATTTAGAGAAGAAGCTCTCGTATTACAAAGACACTTATGACGATAATTTACAGCATAAGCACGCTAAAGGAATCAAGATTATTGGATATACATTTTGCTGAAGGGTTGCGGTCTGAAGGGTGGTGAGAATATAAGTGGGATGGTTTAGTCGTAAAGAAAAAAGAGCAGATGTAACAGCAGTAGAGCCGACAACGGATGATGTGTTATTAAGGGCACTGTTGGGATCATCGACTGTAACGAAGACGGAAGCCTTAAACATTCCAAGTGTAAAAAGTTGTATTAACTTTGTCGCTGATACAGTATCAATGCTGCCGATCAAGCTTTACCAAGAGAAAGATGGAAAAGTAGAGGAAATTAAAAATGACAAGCGCGTTAGGCTCCTAAATGACGATACAGGAGACACATTGGATTCGGTTCAATTTTGGAGAGCATTAATATCTGACTATTACCTTGGTAAAGGAGGATATGCCTATGTAAGGAAAGAGAGAAATCAATTTATAGGGTTATACTACGTCGAAGAAACAAGTTTATCAATTAACAAAAACACGGATCCAATTTTCAAGGATTACGATATCTTGGTTAATGGTAAACCGTACAAACCCTATGAATTCATAAAAATACTAAGAAACACTAAGGATGGAGCTAAAGGTGTAAGTATCATTGAAGAAAACAGTCTAATTCTTAGCGTTGCTTATAATTCCTTAGTGTATGAAGAGAATCTAGTTAAAAAAGGCGGAAACAAAAAAGGTTTCCTTAAGTCCACTAAGAAGCTTACCCAAGAAGTGATTGATAAGCTAAAAGAGGCTTGGAAAAACCTCTACAGCAACAATAGCGATAACGTTGTTGTGCTGAATGACGGGCTTGAATTTAAGGAAGCATCGAATACTTCAGTCGAAATGCAGTTAAACGAAAATAAGGTTACTAATTCGGCAGAAATTTGCAAGCTAATTAATATACCTGTGAACATTATCAAGGGAAATGCAGCACCTCAGGAATATAGTAATGCTTTTAAAATGGGAGTTATGCCAGTTCTAAGAGTAATCGAATGCGCATTAAACAGGGACTTACTCCTTGAAAAGGAAAAGGGGTCCTTATATTTTGCCTTTGATTCAAAAGAAATGCTAAAGGGAGACATCAGGGAACGCTTTGAAGCTTATAAAATTGGCATAGATGCTAACTTCCTGCAAATCGACGAGGCAAGATTCATGGAAGATTTGCCTGCCTTGGGCCTTAAATGGATAAAACTTGGCTTAGATTCCGTCCTCTATGACATTGAAACACAAACTATATACACCCCAAACACGAACCAGACTAACAATATTGATAAAATGAAGGGGGGTGATGAAAAAAATGCGAATTGAGATTAGAAGTGACAGTGTATTGCTTGATGGTTACGTCAATGCTGTAGCTAGGGACAGTAAACCTATCATCACACCTCGCGGTAAATGCGTAGAGCAAATTGAGCCTAGAGCCTTTCAGCGTGCATTAGAGAGAACTGAAAACGTTGACCTATTGCTCAATCACGACAAAACAAGGAAACTTGGATCAACCAAAGATGGGAACATGGAATTATTTGAAGATAACATTGGTCTTCGAGCTATTGCAACCGTAACTGATCCTGAGGTTATCGAAAAGGCGCGACAAAAGAAGCTTAGAGGGTGGTCGTTCGGCCAGTACGTTAACAAGGACAGGATGGAAGAACGGGCAGAGCAAATTCCGCGTCGCCATGTAGAGGACCTCGACCTGTTCGAAGTGTCAATTATCGATGATCGAATGTCTCCGATCTATACCGGCACATCCATAGAGCATAGGGCTGAACAAGAAGTCATAGCCGAACAACGCGGGGACGAATTCAGGGCTATCACGGTGGAAATCGAACAACCAAAGGTTAAAGATGAGCCAATCGACTACTCTGGGTACGAAAAAAGAATAAGTGATCTTAATGGCTGCTAAGTATGCGGCTATTTTTTATGTATTAAATGAAGGTGAGGGAAAAAAATGAAAAAGAAGATTCGTATTGCTGAATTCCGGGCAACCCTGAAAAGCTTAAACGAGCAAAGAAACGACAAAGTAACAGAAATGCAGTCCCTTGTTGATGTCGCCAAGGGTGAAACAAGGGCCATGAGTTCAGAAGAAATGGAAAAATTCACGGCATTAGAGGCTGAGATTGCCGGAATTGATGCAACAATCAAAGCCGAAGAAAGAGCCCGCGATTTATCGCTTAATGTTATTGATGACAAGAAAAAGGAAGAGTTAAGGGCTGAGGAACTCGAAGAAAGAGCTTTTTCTAACTATATCAGGGGTATTGTTGAGCAGCGGGCAGATGTAAACCTCACCACGGGCGACAATGGAGCGATTATCCCTTCCTCTATAGCCAATAAGATCATCAAAAAGGTGTACGACATCTGCCCGATTTATCAGCTTGCTACGCGCTACAATGTGGGCGGGACATTAAGCGTTCCTTATTACGATGAGGAAACTCAGGCTATTACCATGGCGTATGCAACTGAGTTCAGCGACTTAGAATCTAAGTCAGGGAAATTCCTTAGTGTGGAATTAAAAGGATTCCTGGCCGGTGCTCTTTGCAAGGTATCTAAATCATTGGTTAACAACAGCCAATTCGATATTGTTAACTTTGTAATCGGTGCCATGGCTGATTCTATTGCCAAATGGATTGAGAACGAACTGCTTAATGGTACTATCGATAAAGTAGCTGGATTAAGTGGTGTAACACAAAAAGTAACTGCCGAAGCAGTGGCCGTTATAACGGCTGATGAATTAATTGATCTTCAAGAGGCCGTCCCGGACATGTATCAGGGTGGGGCAATTTGGATTATGAACAAAGCTACAAGAACAGCCATCAGAAAGTTAAAGGATAGCAACGGTGATTACATCCTTAACAAGGATGCCACTGCAAAATGGGGCTACACTTTATTTGGCAAAGATGTTTATGTATCTTCCAATATGCCAACGATGGCTGCTGGTAAAACGGCGATCTACTATGGCGATATGAGTGGTTTAGCTGTTAAGCTTTCCGAAGATGTAAGTATTGAAGTCTTACGCGAGAAATTCGCAACTCAACACGCTATCGGTGTAGTAGGTTGGATGGAGATCGACTCTAAGGTAGAGAATGCGCAAAAGATTGCTAAACTAGAAATGGCTGCTGCATAAAAAGCAGCGATTATGAATGGTCAGGAGTATAGCTTTTAGTTGTACTCCTGAAAATCTAAAAAGGTGTGAATATTATGGTGATAACTAAGGTCAGTGAGATTACTAACAAGGAATTAGCTGAGTATCTAAAGCTTGAATATGCGGACTTAACAGACGTAGAAAAAGCGGAATTAGATACCTTACTGAGCGCGGCAAAATCCTTCATAAGGTTCTACACCGGAATAAACGATGTCGATATTTCTGGTGAGGTTGTTGGAACTGGAGATGGGGCAAGAAGCGTATTCAGTGTTCTCCGCACTCCAGTAGTGCCAGATTCGCAAACGATTTACGTGGATGAAGTGGCCAAAGCAGAAGATACGGACTACTTTTTCAACGATACTACTGGATCAATTGGACTTAAAGCTGCTCCAGTTCTTGGGGCTGCAATCACTGCAGATTATAAAATTGGCTTGGATGCATACGCTGATTTTGTAATTGTTGCTTATATCTTAGTCCAGGATATGCACGACAATAGAACGCTTTATGTGAATAAAAACAATCTCAATAAAGTGGTTGATACCATATTGGGTATGCACTCGATAAACTTATTGTAGGTGATACCGCATGAATCCAGGTAAATTAGATAAAAGAATTACTATTCAAAAGTTAACATCCAGCGTTAACGAGAACGGGTTTCCCGAAGAAGTTTGGTCCGACTATAAAAAGGTTTGGTCATCGATGGAGAATCTTAACGGAAGAGAATACTTTGCCGCTAAGGCCGTGCAAAGTGAAACCTCAGTAAATTTCACCATTCGGTACCTGCGGGATATCGATGCAACAGTAAACGTAGAGGGTGCGAAGACAACCGAGTTTTTTCGAATTAAAGTTGGTAACTTGGTTTTCGATATTGACTTTATCAATGATGTTAAATATGGGCGAAGGTGGATGGATATCAAAGCATTGGCGGTGAAGTAATGATTGAGGTAACTGGTATGACCGAATTATTAAGACAAATCGAGCAGATGGGCGAAACCGTTAATAGCCAATTAGAGAATAAGGCGCTAAAAGAGGGCGCTGAACTCATGCGAGACAAGGTGAAGGAAGTAGTCTCTGTAAGAACGGGTAAATTGAAAGACAATATTATTATTTCTAACGTAGAAAACGGAGTAATCCACATTGGGCCAGATCAGCAAGGTGATGGTTTCTACGGGCTCTTCCTAGAATTGGGCAGAAAATCTGGTACTTCAAAAAACGGAAGAAGGTATCCAGCGATGTCTGCGCAGCCCTTCATGGGTCCGGCTTATGAAAATAACAAAGAGGCCGTCCAAAATAAGATGGCGGACGTGATCAAAAGGGAGTTGGGCTTATGAGTCTTAACTCCCTAATAATTAACACTCTCAGTCCCTTGGGGATACCAGTTTCCTTTCAGAAATACTCGGGATCTGCACCCACATATATTACGTTTTTCTGCTACAACGAGCGAGGCGAGGCTTGGGCAGAGAATAAAGAGATCGCTACAGGGTTTTATATCCAGGTTGATGTCTGGTCAAAGGGCGATTACACAACCGTCGTGGATCGGGTTAAGGAACTGCTCGAAACTGCAGGATTTAACAGGACCTTCTCGACGGAACTATACGAGGACGAAACAGCAACATTCCACAAAGTCATGCGATTAGTTTACGTAAATTAGTAAAGGGAGATGATTAAATGCCGATAGTTGGTATAGAAAAACTATACGTCGCTAAGCAAACGAAAGATGAAGTTGACGGATTAACGTATGACACTCCTGTTTATTTTCCAGGGGTAAAGGAACTTGGAATTAAACCAAAACAGGAAACTACTAAGCTCTATGGTGAAAACAAACTCTGGGACCAAGCGACCACGTTCGATAGCGCAGATGTCAATATCACACAGACAGATCTAACGAGCGCACAAAGGGCATTTCTTTTAGGGCAAACACTTGCTTCAACAGGAGGGGTATACGCTAAAAATACGGACATTGCCCCTTATGTAGCGGTTCTGTACAAAGCTAACCTAAGTGGGGGGGGCTTCCGTTACGGTGTTCTCTACAAGGGGCCATTCGGTTTGCCGGATGACAGCATGAAAGGTCAGGAGGGCAAGAAGGAATTCCAGGCCCCAACATTAGCAGCCGTATTCCAGCCAACCATCTATAATGGGATGTGGGAATACCATGTAGACTCTACCGACCCTAACTGCCCAGCTGATATTGACGTTACGTGGTTTAACGCAGTCATTATACCAGAAGTTGATACGACGGCTCCTACGGTAAGCACGACACCAGCTGATGCTGCCGCCGATGTAGCCGTTACGGCTAATATGGTATGGACATTCGACGAAGCAATTGATGTTACTAAGGTAACTCCTGCAAACTTCTTCTTGATGAAAGCTGCAGACGGATCGCTTGTTGCTGGCACGTTGACGATTGATGGGACAAATAAGATTGTGACCCTCGATCCAACTGTCAACTTGACTGCTGCAACTCCATATATCGCGATTTGCACAACCAACGTGACAGATGTTTCTGGGAATAATTTGGCGGCAACGAGTGTCACTAATTTCACGACAGCGTAGCAATAATAGAGGTCTTCGGGCCTCGTTGTTTTTTATTATAGAAAAGGAGATTTACGATGAAAATCAATTTACTTATAGACGATAAAGAAAAAACCTTCAGCATTCCTTTCGTTCCAGCCCGGAAACTTAGAGAGGCGCTAGCACTTAGGAAAGAAACTAACTTTAGTGACATCGACCCTGAAGGATTGGACAAGATGGTAGCGTATGTCGTTGATCTTTATAAAAATCAATTTACGATCGACGATGTTTATGACGGAATTGCTTCGAGTGAATTAATACCAACCATTACAGATACCATCGGAGAGGTAATCAACGGTAAGCAAAGCCAAAAAAACGAGTAAAGAAGGGTCCGCTCAAGGACCCTTCGGATTCAATTAAAGAAATGTACTTATCGCTTATGAAACAAGGATGGACACTCCCTCAAATCGATGAGATGGATGTTCATTATTTTTTTGAGCTTATGGATTACCAAGAGGGAGAACAAGAGGTATTTATTGACCAAATCCTCTAGGAAATGAGGTGATTAAAATCGTAGAAGTAGGAGCACTCCGTGTTTCACTGGGCCTTGACTCGTCAACATTTAGCAGTGGGTTGAAAAATATAAACGCGAGTCTTAATGCGCTAAACTCAGAGTTTAAAACTACTATGTCCGGGGCATTGAAATTTGATAATAGTCTCGATGCCTTACGTGGCAGGGCTGATGTATTAAATCGTACAATGGATACTCATAGGGCAAAAGTTGAAGAATTACGCAGGCGTTACGATGAATCAGCCCTGGCAACTGGCGAAAATAGTAACCAAACTTTAGCGTTAGCGAATCAGTATAATCGGGCTGTAACAGCAATGAATAACACGGAAAACCAGCTACAAAGAGTCAATCGACAGATTGATGAACAAACAAATACTTGGCTCCAGCTCCAACGGAGAATGCAGGAAGCTGGACAAAGTTTTCAAAATGTCGGCGATAAAATGAAAAATATTGGTTCTCAAATGTCAATGAAGGTGACGGCTCCTATCTTAGCATTAGGCGCGGCGGCCATGAAAGCTGGCGCTGACTTTGAAGAGGGAATGGATAAGGTCGCAGCCGTCTCAGGTGCAACAGGGGACGAGTTTGATAAATTAAGAGATTTAGCGAAAAAGCTAGGTGCTGAAACAAAATTCAGCGCCACGGAAGCATCAGATGGAATGCAATTTCTCGCAATGGCCGGCTTCAAAACCAATGATATCCTAGCAGCAATGCCTGGCATGTTGGATTTAGCAGCGGCAGGAGCCTTAGAATTAGGCGCTGCGGCTGACATAACCTCAAATGTCATGTCGGGGTTTGGTATTGAGGCAACAAAAGCTGGTCACATCTCTGACGTATTAGCAAAGGCGGCAGCCAGTGCTAATACGGATGTCTCACAACTCGGTGAAGCAATGAAATACTTAGCGCCTTCAGCTAGTACGTTGGGCTGGACGATGGAGGAGGCCACTGCTGCGGTTATGGCTTTAGGGGATGCAGGGATTCAGGGCTCTCTCGCTGGTCAGGCGTTTGGAACGTCACTTACAAGACTTGCAAAAAATCCAACTCCAAAAATGAAAAAAGCTCTAGATGAATTAGGTTTCGCATTTTTCGATGCGACCGGCAAAATGAAGAGTATGCCAGAGATCGTCGCGGGGCTTGAAACAGGTATGGAAGGATGGACGGAGAAGCAAAAGGCGGCAACACTTACCACAATATTCGGGGCCGAGGCATTTAAGCATTGGGCGGTCTTACTTGATAAAGGCTCTAATGCTCTAGGCAAAAACACTGAAATGTTAATTGGTGCCGATGGTGCGGCGGCCCAAATGGCCAAAACCATGAGTGATAATACAAAAGGGCAAATTAAAACGTTGATGTCCGCGCTCGAAGGTTTGGCAATCCAACTCTCTGAAATACTGCTCCCTACCATTAATAGCATCGTTGAAAAGCTCACGGAATGGGCGAGGAAATTCGCGGAATTTTCACCAGAAGCCCAGAAAACGGCATTAGTAATAGCAGCAATAGCGGCTGCTATGGGTCCACTTTTGGTGGTAACTGGACTAACGATATCCAGTATCGGTTCGATTATAGGGGTGTTCGGCGCCGCATCTGGCGCCATAGCGGCAGCTGGTGGAGTAACTGCGGCCCTCGGAACGGCGTTCACGGTTTTGACTGGCCCGATTGGGCTTACGGTGGCGGCCATCGCAGGATTAACTGTAGCAGGGATTGCACTTTATAAGCACTTCCAGCAATCTTCCATCGAAGTAAATCTATGGGGTGAAGGCGTTTCGGAAGCTACTCAAAAAGTGGTCGGAGGGTTCTTGGACCTGAACGACAAAGTGACCGTAGCATTAAACGAACTATCATGGAGTGGTCAAACTGTAACGAGTGAAATGGCAACTGAAATCACTGGCATCTTTAACCAAATGGGTGATCAGGTTCTATCCGCAATGCAGGATGATCACGCCGAACAACTGTCAACTATGCAAACTTTCTTCGATTCCAGCGTTGCATTATCTGAAGCTGAAGAGGCTGAAATAGTTTCCAAAATGCAAGTAGGGCAAGAGGAACAAAAAGCAATTATCATTGAAGGCCAAACTCGCATAACGGAAATCTTAACAACAGCGAAGGAAGAAAAACGCGCTATCACGGATGCTGAACGTCAAGAGATAAACGCTATCCAAGAGCAAATGAAAACTACTGCCATCAAGCATATGTCTGAAAATGAACGAGAGCAGAAGGTAATTATAGAGCGTTTAAAGGTAGAATCAACTAAGATCACCGCCGAACAAGCGGCAGAAGTCGTTGCAAATTCCGTAAAACAAAAAGAAGCAGTTGTTAAAGAAGCAGAAGATCAGTATAGTAAAACAATTGCTGAAATAATAAAACAGCGTGATGAAACTGGAACAATTACTGCTGAACAAGCGGATAATTTAATTGCCGAAGCAAATCGTCAAAAAAATGATACAGTAAAAAACGCAGAGGAAATGCACGCTAAAGTTGTATCGGAAGCTAAATCCCAAGCTGAAGAGCATGTCAATCAAGTCGATTGGACCACAGGTGAAGTAAAGACAAAGTGGCAAGCTATGAAAGATGATACGGCTCAGAAAATGGCTGATATTAGCAGCGATCTAGCTGCAAAACTGGTGAGCATGAGGGAAGACACAACAGCAAAGGTCGAGGAAATAAAAACCACTGTGAGTACAAAGTTTCAGGAGATCAAGAACTCAGTCTACACTAAAATGGGTGAAGTTAAGAGTGATATCGAAACTAAGTGGAATGAAGCCCAAGAATTCTTGTCGGATGTTGACCTAATGCAGATTGGTCGAGACATCATCCAAGGCCTGATAAACGGTATTGGTGACAAGATAACAGCACTAAAAAACAAGGTTTCAGAAGTAGCTAATTCTATACCCGATAGGATTAGGGAATTATTAGATCAACATTCCCCCTCCCGCGTCCTGCAGGAAGTTGGTCATTACACGGTTGATGGGTTAATTCTCGGTATCGGTGACAAGGTGCCTGAGGTTGGGACTGCCATGGATGGCATAGCGGCCACGATAGCGAGCAAAGGGGCAGCCTTCGCACAAGCTGGTGCATCTATCGGTCAACAGCTTTCGGCTGCTATGCAAGCTAATGTTAAGGCCCCAACAATTCCTAGTTCTTCTGGGGGCGGTGGCGGAGGGGGCAGCAGTCATAACGTTCCTGGGATCGGAAACGTAAACACTGATCCCAATGGTAACGTAACTGTCAATACAAAGTCAGGCTCGTATGACAAGGCAACTGGAAACTATACCATCACAGATAACAAAACGGGAGAAACCTACACGGGGAACGGATCTCAATCTGACTTTGATAAAGAATATGAGAAACACCACGAAGGTGGATGGGTAGGTAATGCCTTTAGTGGTTTAAGCGGCTTGCTTGATAATCTAAAATTTGATGAGGTCCCAGCTATCCTACAGACGGGTGAGTTCGTATTATCTCGTAAAATGATTGATAATATCGCTAGCCTGGGTAATCGTAGAAATGCCACTTTTTCTAATGCAGGAAATACGGATAACTCGAGAGTAATCAATCAAAACATTGCGATACACTCACTGCAACCGTTATCACCATCTGAAAGTGCTAGAAAGTATAAACAAGCATCTCGTCAACTCGCAATGGAATGGGGTTGATTATTTATGCAAAAAGTAACTTATACCAATTCGAGAGGGGACTCGGCTGAATTATACCGTGCCCCCTTTTTTTTGAATAAAATCGAAGGCTTGGGGGACGTTGATGCAGACATTCAAAGCCAAAAAGCTCCAGGTCAAGACGGTAGCACCTATATTGACGCTACGCTTTCTGAAAGATACGTCTCAATGGAGGTTGCAATTCTAAAGGACTATCAACTAAATAGACAACTCCTATCAAGAGTTTTTAACCCCAAGTTAGGGGAAGGCATGCTGGTATATGAAAACAACGTGTCCAGAAGGGAAATCAGAGCTAGTTCTGAACACGTCCCAATCTTTCCAGATAATCGACCAAGTATACAGAAAATGGCTCTAGTTGATCTGTTTTGCCCTAACCCCTTCTGGCTAGATACCTTCTACGAGGGTAAGGAGATGGCCTACATCATGGGAGGTCTTAAGTTTGGGCTATCCCTTCCAACCAGTTTTTCCAGCAGAGGATTTAAGCGAAAAGCCAATAATGAGGGTGATGTTGAGACTCCTGTTTTAATCGAGTTCAAAGGCCCCGCGGTTAACCCCACTGTGACAAACGAGACAACTGGAGAGTACATCAAAATCAAGCGAGATTTAGGGGAACAAGATGTGTTAACCCTATCCACTGAATTTGGTCAAAAGTACGTAAGGATCAACGGAGAGAATGCATTTCACTATATAGATTTAGCTAGTACCTTCTGGCAATTGAAACCGGGGGAAAATATCCTAAGTTATTCCAGTAATAATGATAGCATAAACACCCGAGTAGCCGTCAGATGGAAGAATAGGTATTTAGGTGTATAGAAGGGAGGGATAGAAAGTGCCTGAAAAGTTCATGTTTTTTGATTCCATTGATGGTGAAGATGAACGCACCTATACAGCCGATGATTTTGCTGACTACTTTAGACAGGTTATATCAACAGGGATCTTAAACGGCGGCACTAATTTAAAGGTAACTTGTACGGGCAGCGATATGAATATCAGTATTTTGGAAGGGTACTCATGGTTGGAGGGTTATCTATATGCAATTAATACCGAAGCCCTAACGCTTCCGGTGGATGTTGCGGATCCAGCACTTAACAGGATTGACAGAGTGGTCATTCGTCTGGATAAAACCCTTGAAAATAGATATATTAAAGCCTTTATCCTGAAGGGTGAACCTTCGGCATCCCCTGTGGCTCCGGCAATTACCCGGAACGAGAATATCTACGAGTTATCCCTTGCTCAACTACTAATTATCGGGGGGAAATCATTCCTAGAGGGTAGCGAAATAACGGACGAGAGGCTAGATTCAGCGGTCTGTGGTCTTGCCAATTCCCTAATAACAGCAGATACCACGGGCATTTTTAATCAGTTCCAGGCTTGGTACGATAGTAGAACTGCCGAATACCAAGCTAACTGGCTGGCATGGTTCACTACCACTAAGTCTCAATACGAAGGGGATTGGCAACAGTGGTGGAGCGATAATCCCGATGAATTTATTGTTCAATGGGCAACATGGTGGATTGCTAATCCCACGGCATACGAAGGTCAATGGGATGCCTGGTGGACGGCCCATCCTGTGGATTACCAGAGAAGGTTTGAAGAGTGGTTTGCTCAACAGCAGAGCGCTGGGTTCACGCTAGACGTTGAAATGTTCCTAAAGACTGATATCGCCAACACAATACAGACTCCGGTATATAACAGCGAGGGGAACGTGGTTGAAATTCACCATACTCGAGATGCAATAACCCTTCGTACTGATGTTTTTACGTATACCGATGATCTAATAACTGAGACCAGAACGTTATCAACTGGAGAATCACTGCAATTCAAGCATTACTTTGTTGGGGGAAATTACGAAAGGACAGAGGTGATTTAATATGGATGTAGTAACCCTGGGGGCCGTAAAAAAATTACAGCAGACTATGGGCATTAGCGATGTAAAAGAGAAATTTGGGATGTCTCTACCCGGCGGATATTTGGTAAACTTTGACGGGTTTGATAACTTACGGTCTATGTCCTTATATGGAACAAGCTCCTATGGAGACTCCTATGGGACATTTTCAGAGGCATATACTAATAGGGTCCATGACCGTATTCGCGGATTGATCATAGGAGTCAACTCTTCTTCTCTTAATGTATACTCGTATGACCCCATTTCCATGGTAGAAATCCTATTGGGGAAAATGACCGATCAAATTAATACGTTGTTCTATGATGATGTCAATCAGATACTAATAGGGTATTATACAACATCAAAGCAGTTTATCATCTTTGACTGCGTCTTAGGACAGCAAATAGCTAAGCCTGATATTTTTCCTAACACACCTGTTTCAATACATTGCGCTACGGCTTATAATCACGGAGACCAAAAACTTTACGTGGTAGATAACGTTAGTACTAATAACCTATGGGAATGCGCTTTAGCCACGGGTACCTGGACTAATCGAGGAACCCTAACGGGTGTAGCCGGAGCAGCTTCTGGAATAGCATTTGACCCCATCCATCGAAGCATATTCTCCCTTGATAACTCTGCTCCAACATTATACAGGTGGAATGTTGATGATTTCACCAAATCGCCGATAGCGGTGGCGAATACAACTGGAACCAAAGGATTGTTCTTCCATGATAAAGCGGGCGATAAGATGTATATAGCGGTGGGGGATTACTCAGGATCTTTTAAATTGGTTGAAGTAGATTTAACTCTTGAGACAAGTATCGTGATAGTCACTATGACTAATACCAATGTAACATTCCCCCATAATTATTTTAGCCGGGTAGAACCCCAACTTATAGCGGGTAAGTTTTACTTTACAGCCTCTTCATCAAACTATACAGCAGTACTAGACAAGATTACAGGAGAAAATGGGGTGTATTTGTATATAGCTAACTCGCCACCGTATTACTCTAGTGGAGGTGCATTATTTTATCCAGGTGTGGGAGTTCGTTGGGCGGATAACTTAGCTGTAAGAGAGTTTTTAGAATCCCCGTGGTCCCTTGAAACGGACTCTGAGACGCTTCTGGTCGCTAAAAATAACTTTAGTGACACTTATGTAATATCTCTCGCTATTATGGTAGATGGTAATCTGGTTAATTATAAGTTATCACCCCTGGGTACTCCCGGAGACAGCCTATTATTATACAGTAAGAGCGGTATTAAGCTAAAGGGGCTTTCTGCTACCTACTATGCTGACGTTATCTGGGGGGTGAAGTAAGATGCTAATCGAACAAGGATATTACCTATTTGAGGAGACTAGCAATTCAAGATATCTTGCGGGTTTTGTTAATAGGGTTGAACTCAGCGTTAATAAATTAACCGTGAATACTTCCGATCCCACGGATGAGGCTGAGATTGTGGCTACTGTGCGTAAATATAATGGGGAATTACAAACCGATCCGATTCGAGTTACCTTCGAAGTTGCTGGTCAAATGGTTAATAAGGTTTCCCTAGCTGGTATAGCCTCTATCACGTTTCATACTGAAGTCTTGGGAAAGCACGTTATTAAGACTACTAGTTCTTCTCTGCAAAATGCCGAAATAACCATTGAGGGGGTATAGGAATGGCTGAACTTAAGATTAGAAAAGGTATTCTGGATATTAAGCTGGAGCAGATCAAAACCCTGGAAAAGGATAAAGATAAGAACGAGCAACAACCCGTCTGGGCCGTTAGGCTAGAGACTAAAATCGACTTGCTGTTAGCTCAGCTGGAGTAGGTGGGTAACCCATGAAGCCAATCAGGATATTATCATCCAATCTCAATCTACAGGGAGAGATAGACAATTATCTCTCCTTTAGCCATACGCTTAAGTATCATACCTATGGGGAATTTCAACTAATAACCAATTATAAGGTTTCTGGAGCCAACACGTTGAATAGAAATCTACTCATAATCCCAGGCTCTGATATTAACAAAGCAGGGATTATCCGATACAGGGAGATAGCGACCGATGAAAACGGACAGGAAATACTAACCGCTAAAGGGTATTCCCTCGGGGTTATTTTGGGCCAAAGAATAACAATCCCTCCAGATGGCCAAGCCCAAGATATACAGGAAGCCGATGCAGAAACTGTGATGAAAAATTATGTGCAAAGGAATTGCTTAGATATACCAGGGATGGAGTTTCCGAATTTGATAGTAGCTCCTAACCAACATAGGGGAGAAGTTATCAAATGGCAGAGTAGGTATAAGAATTTAGCTGAAGAGCTGGAGAAAATAAGCAAATTGACAGGTTTAGGTTGGACTATCTACCCTGACATTGATATCAATAAGTGGGTGTTCGATATTTATGAGGCAAGGGATGTAAGCGTTAATCAAGCTATCCTTCCCCCTGTCATATTTTCGCCTGAATTTGATAATGTCGGATCACAAGATTTGACTGATAGCTTAATTGGTTATGGGAATTATGCCGTTGTTGCAGGGCAGGGTGAGGGGGCAGCTAGGGAGATTGTCATGACAGGAAGCGATGACTTGGGGCTTGATCGCCATGTTATATTTGTAGATGCCAGGGACATTGAAACTAGCGCCGACCTTGAACTTCGGGGGCAGAGTAAATTATTGGAGTACCCTAAAATATTATCCCTCAGCTCTGATATGCTATTGGGCGGTCCATTCGAGTACGAAAAGGGTTGGAATCTCGGTGACATCGTGACGGTCCAAAATAAGAAGTGGAACATAACCATGGATAGTCGTATTAGTGAGGTTACGGAAACCTATGAATCCAGTGGCTTTAAGCTTAATGTAGTTTTCGGGGACGGACAACCTACGCTTATTGACGTAATCAAGAGGGAGCTTGGGCAGATGAGCACGGAGTTAATGAAATAG